TGCATCAACTTTGTTAACTAAAGTTTCTCCAGTACCATCTGATAAGTTTGTAAGTTTAACTACATACTTAATACCAGAAGTATCTGTGATTGTTTGTGTTGTTACTGTATCAGCCATATTAACTTCTAGGTGATCCTACAGCAGTTACTTTTGAAGTAGCTGATGTAATTTTATCATCTGGTGCTTTTTCTATAATAACAGAATCTCCTGCAGCATGTAAATAAAAATTACCTAGTACAGTACTATCTAATGATCTTACTTCTCCTGTTACTGTTCCAGCAGTTGCAACAACTCTAACGAATCGTGCTTTACCAATATTATTTAAACTTGGATTGGTTACTACCACTCCTTTTACTATCAAAGTTGTCATTTATTTTTCTCCTAATTGTTCTAATGTTTCTTTATCAAAATATTCATAAACTGTGTTTGTATCTATATTATGAAAACTTGCTACTTTTGTTACAGCGTTATCAACCTTTTGTATAATATTTCCAGTTTCTTTTTCTACTATTTTGAAAAAGTCTGTAATTGCTTCTTTCATTAATGGAGTTAATCCATTAAAGGATTTAGAATCGATTAAAAGATTTTCTTTTACGATACTACTGATCTGCATTATCATCAGCTCCAACAGATAAATCAAGTTCGGCATTACCATCTAAACCATCTCTAGTAACGACTTCGCCAGCTTGAGTAAAAGTTCCAACATCAGCAACATGAGGTTTTGGGTCACTATGCGGTTCAGCTTCTATTCCATTAAATAAACTACTTGCGATTTCTTTTCTATGATTGTCTAAAGAGTCTCCTACTTTAGCTCGTAATGCATCTTTGAATGCATCTCCAGCTGAAGCATTATCACCAGCTTGAATTTTATCTATAAAGTTTTTTACTTCATCACTCATTTGTTTCTCCTATATTTTCATCATTGTTTGATACTTGAGCCATTGGGTCTTGGATAATACCAGTTTTAATTTCTGTTTTAATTTGTTTATCCATAGTTTCAATTTCTCTATCATTTTGTTTTAATACATTTTTTCTAATATATTCTACTGAGAAAAACTTACCTACGTAATCTCTCATCTCATTTGCTAAGGCTAATCTTTCTCTTAACAATTCAGTCTGTTTCAATTCTGCGAAATGACCATCTTGTAGAAAATCATATTGTAATGTATCTCTAATTGTATACCAATCTGTTTCAGCGATAATACCTTTTAAGACTAATTGTGTTCTTAAAATATCATTGAACAGTTCAGTAAATTTCTTTCTTAATCTTTGTACAAACTTCGTAAATTTCAATTCATCTCTTGTAATTTCTGAAGCTCTACCTAGATTAAAACCCGAAGATGATTCTAAACGACTTACAGGAACATTTAGAGAACGATATAATTTTGCTCTAAAATATTCTACGTCAGTTATCTCACCTAAGTTTTGACCACCCGGTAATGTAGTAATATCTGTACCACGACCACCTTCTCTACTTGGTAACCAGAAGTCTTCCAACATTGACATATAGTTTCTATCATCTCTGATCTCACCTGTGTTTGCGTCATAAACTAACTTGTTTCTATAACGAGCCATAACATCTCTTAAATATTGTTCAGCTTTTACTTTCGGTAAGTTACCTACATCAATCTTAAATATTCTTCTTTCAGGTGCTCTAGCTATACGATAGATAACCACAGCATCTTCAATCATTCTTAATTGATTAACTGGTTTGATCGCCTTATGTAAATAAGACAACACCATGTTTTTGTTTTGGTCAATTAATCCTGATGGACAGAAAGCTATTGTATCAGGTGCAATCTTCATACCACTTTGACCGGTAGTACCAGATAGACCTCTTTCATTAAATAAAAAATATTCAACAAATTCATCTACAACAGCAAGACTATTCAACGCTGATGGACTAGGTACATCAGGTCTTTTCTTTCTTACTTCTCTAATCTTTTTGATTTTACGTGGATCAAGGTATTTTAATTCGGTGATACCTTTTTTAGGACTTTCTCTATCAATAACTTTTTGATAGAAAATTCTTCCGTCAACGTACCATCTTCTAAAAATATCATGTCCCTTTGTATTGAAGTTTAATAATCTTAAAACTTCTTGGAACTCGTCTTCTATTTTTCTTCTTATATCTTTTCCATAAGGTAAATCTATTAGATTAACTCTTACAGCATCTTTCAACTCATTAGCCACGATAGCTTCATTAACAATATCTTCTATTGCCATGTCACACTCGGGGTGTATTGCGATTTCTCTATATCTACGAATTAAGTCCTGCTCTGTTTTAGCAGTACCTTCCATATCCAAGTACGAACCAAAGTGACCACCAGCGGAAACAGTTTGTGTACCGTCATCTGCTTGTGCAGTCGCAAAACTTTGTTTTGGATCAGCTTGTTTCTTTAATCGTGTTATCGAGAAGCCAAATAATTCAGCCATAATATTCTCCTGTTATACTACTACTTATACAAGTTTTGAAAGGGGGTTTTTACGCCCCCCTTAAAACTATTAAGTAGTTGTATTAGTTTCAAAGTATTGGTACTCAAACGTAACTTCAAATTGTTCAATCGCAGTTTGTTCGTCATAGTCTAAACTGATTGCTCCTATTGAAGTTGGGAAAGCACCTCTCAATGTGTATGATTTAATCGTATTACCGTTTCTGTCAAGATGGTCTAAAAACGCATCCACTTGGTAGTCAACAGGATTTGTTAATCCTTCATTATCAGTCATATTATTGATACCATTCTGCCATCTTTCGAAAGCATTTCTTAACTTAAAGTTAGTATCATTGTATGCTGTAACCGACCAACTAGGGATAGTTCTGTCTCCAGCTATTTTAACAGCTCTTCCTCTAAAGGGAACAGGAATAGTTCCTACTTCCATAGATGGAATTGATGTTGCCCGACATAAAAACGCCAGTTCTTCTATTTCTCCACCAACTTGTGCGTAACCAGGGAAAGGCATTGTTACCTTAAACTGATTGGCTCTAGCGCCACCGCCAGCAAGTTTAGCTTTGAAGTCATTTATATTTGCCATGATTTTATTTCTCCTTCTCTACTATTAACCTGCGACTTCATCAAATGAAACGCCAGTTCTTGTTGCGATAAATGATAGTGTTATAAAGTTGATTGATCTTGTTGGTTTAACAAAGATTTCAGCTATAAACTCATTTCTATCAATGACCTCGCCTGTGTTGTTAGTTTCATCACATACTACTAAAAAGTCTGTGATACCTCTTCTGCCTTGAACTTCACGTAAGAATGGTTCGACAATATTTCTAAAGTTCGCTCTTGTGAATTCATCATTGAACTCAAACAATTGGAATTTAGAAGCAGTTGCGATAGCCTTTTCTAAAACAATGAAAAGTCTTCTTACATTGATTCTATCAAACGCAGATGGTGATGATAATCCAGTTTTGTCACCAAATAAGACTGTACCTTGTCCTGGGAAAGAAGCAACGGGGTTGACTCTCTTAGGATAAAGTTCATCTCTTTGTGATTTAGTTGGATTGTATGCTAGTTTAACAGCACCTCTGATAATACCTCTGTTGAAACCAGCAGGTGAGTACCAAGAGTCTGCAACTAAATCAGTTCTAGCAGCTAGACCAGCTGTATCACCGTTTAGTGGAACATATCTATATACATCATTGTATCTGTCGTATGCATATTTGTAACCACTATCGAATAGAACATAACTTGATGATCTAATCAAATCAAAGAAACCGATAACGTTAGTTGTCTGAGTATTTGAGTTTGTGATATTAACTACATCTGATCTTTGTGGAGAAGCAAACACGATTGCATCTTTTCTATTTTCTGCAATAGTAATAAGATTATCAACGTGAGTTGTACTTCCACTTGGACCTGCAATAATTAAACCAACATCAACTGTTTCAGCATCAGCAAACTTTGTATATGCTGTCTGTAGTTCACCATCAGTTACAGTAGATCCTGCAGTACCACCCGTAAGTGATTCTAGCACTGGATCAGTTACAGCAGTGAAAGTAATTCCTGTTGCTGCACTTCCCCAATTGGTTCCACCTGTGTTGTGGTCCATCCAGTAGATGTAGTTAGATTTATTTTTGATTACTGTTGGGTAGTAATTGGTATCTCCTTGAGGTGTCTTAGCGTCAGACGCTTTAGACATTTTAGAAAATACTTCAAGTACTTCTCCTGGAGTTCCTGAAATAGCACCGTCTTCGTCAACGACTACAACGTGTATTTCATCACCAGAACCTGATCTCTCAGATGTCCATGGTGAAGTTCCTGGAGCGCCATCAACAGCGTCATAATATCTCCATTTTCTTTTTATATGTGCGTTGTCAGTAATAACTCTTTTTAATCCACCCGATCCTCTTGGGTGTTGAACGATTGTTAAAGCGTTAGTATTAATTGCTGTTACTCTGTATTGTTCGCCATCATCAAAATCTGATGTAGAAGCTGTAGTAGAAAATGAAACAATGTCTCCGACATTGAATGCACCGCCTAAATCAGTTTCAATAGTTGTGTCTCCTACTGCTACTGAAGTATCGTCAACTAATGTTGCTGATATTTCTTCAAAAGCTTGACCTGATGGACAAGTTGAAACTAATAAACTATTTCCCCATGTTCCAGCTGATCTTGCTGCGAATGTTCCTATAGAACCTTGTCCCGTAGAATAATTGTTTTCATAAGCGTCATCATTACTTACTAGAAGTCCTGTTCCACTTGATGTTGCGTTTAATAATGATGTATTGGTTGCCCGTACTACTCTTAATGCGTTAGAGTATTGTAAGAAGTTAGCTGCGCTGAAAAAGTACTCAAAATTTGTTGAGTCGGGTTTTCCAAACGTATCTACTAATTCTTGTTCACTAGAAATTGATACGATTTCGTCAACTGGACCTTTTGCGAATTGTCCCGCAAATGCTCCGATTGATGTAGAGACCGCAGGAATTACTCTGCTTATATCTTTTTCTTGTACGAGAACACCTGGTGATACTTGAAATGCCATAGGGTATTTCTCCTGTTTAATTAGTTATTATATTTTTTAATTTCATCAAAAATCGTAAGTTTTCTTACGCCCATATTCAAACTTTATCAGTTGTAGATATTTATAATAACAAAAAAGTGTAGTTTATTGACCCTTTCTTACGACAGGATACCATCGTGTTCCATACTCGTCAATCGTATCTTCATTTTCGGGTGTATTGATACCATCATCTACAAACCCAAAAGGTGCCATATCTTGTTCTATTAATTTTTGATTCTCTACATACATTTGATTACGTATATTTGAATCCGACAATTCTTTGAAATAGGGTTGATTAGAGAGCCAGCCAAATATAACTAAACACATAACCAAGTCATCATTTTGTCCTTCTTCAGCCTGCCAAGATGACCCTTTACGGGAAAAAGTTGACATTTCTTCAATAACATTGAAGTCATTGATTACAAGTTTATCACCCTCCACAAGCGTCTTAAAATTCGCACAACCAATCTTTTTTATCTGTTTTGTCATACGTATACCTAATGATGTACCACGACCTGAGAACATTGCGCCAAGTATTTGTCCAGCTCGACCCTTTTGTGTCGTCATCAATACGTTAGGATATTCTAACTCATAGTGTAATGCATCTGAAATTTGTTGACCTAAGTCATTGACTTCAACAAGGATATGAGCCTCATTGTATCCTTTACAAGCTTGTTCTACAATGTTTGGAAATACATAGGGTTTAATTTCATTATTCTTATACGTACACACAACTCTATAAGGTACTTGTTGAACATCTATAATTGTAAACGCTGAATAATCTCTACCAGTCCCTCGTGCCACGTCAACTGTACATACATAGAGTCCATCCTTCTTAGGTTTTTCAAACATATTTAATCCACCTTTAGATTGTAATGGTGTCATGTATGGTGTAGCTTTAATCTTTGGTCCTGATATTAAAGTATCAACTGAACCTAAAAAGTCACATTCAAATTCTTGTTGGAATTGCTCTTGACTAGTGTTTCTTATTGTTTCTTCTTTCCACTTTTGATCTCGACCAGGAACTTCTGACCAATGTACTTCAATAGGTATATAATCATTTCGTTTATTTTCTGCGTCTGTCCATAGTTTGTAAAACTGATTCATACCCATAGGTGTAGATACAATAATCATTTTTGTTTTATTACCAGATGAAATTGTAGGATAAACTGAACTAAAGAATTGCTGAGCGATATTCGCTGGTACGAATGCAAACTCATCAAGGAATATAATATTATATGAACCTCCCCGAATGGCACTTGAAGATGTGGCAGCGGCGACAATGGTTGATTTGTTTTCTAATTCAATATTACCTTTGTTCCAATTGATTACACCTTGTTGCATCCATTTAGGTAAATTTTCATAAGCAAGTTGTAGTCTTCCTAAGATATCTCTTGCAGTAGATGATTTGTTAGCAAGTAGTGCGATATTAGAATTAGGATTAAACAAAGCATAATGTAATAGATAAGAAATTGTAGTAGTTGATTTACCAGACTGTCTGGGTAGTTTACAAATTGTAAATCTATTATTGTGGATTGTTCTTACAATTTTTTTTTGAAATTCATACATCGCAAAAGGAATTAAACCTTTATCAAGCGATACAATTTGAACATAGTTTACCATAAAGTAAATAGGATCATCAGCACATTTTTGATATTCTACTATTTGCTCTTGTGTAAACTCAACAGGAGTGTTTATCTTTTTAAGATTTGGATTACCAAGATAGGCATCATTATTACTCATTTTTAGGTGTGATGTCTTTAGTTTCAGTATTTATATTTTTCTTTAACATCTTTTGTAGTTCAGCAGTAGACCCCACAAACAAAGCATTCTTAATAGTGTTATTTGCTGTTTTGGGTAAATCTTTTAATGCTTTAAGTTTTTTTTGTAAGTCTTGTAGTTTATCTACAGTATCGCCAACTTGTCCAATTAATTGACCAGCAACTTCATATGCTCTTGGGTGTTGACCTTCTCTAGCAATATCAAGGATTCCTTCAATTGCTTCTTGGCCTCTTTCAATTAGATTATAATAATTTTCTCTGCTGAAATTATAGTCGTTATCTATATCAGCTTTATTATCATCTTCTTTACGAAGTGCTACTGGTTTTAATTCTTGTTTAATAATTTCTTTTTTAGGTTCTTCTGGAGTATCTATTCCTAAAATTTCATTTACTTTATCTTCTAATTTAGTCATAATATATTATGTTTATTTATTTATTCATCTGAATCCGTAGATGGGTTGTATTTTTTACCATCTTCAAACTTTGTTATTGTTGTAGTAAATCCAAAATCATCATCAGCGTCTGCCGTAGTAGGGTTTGGAATTACTACAATTCTTTCTTCTCTCGCTTTGTTTGTTGTATCAGTATCTGTATATATATCAGATTGTACAGTTTTAACAACTTTTTGAGTTGATGCTGGTCCAAATAGATAAGTTTTTGCTGTGAAATTTAGAGTATAAACAACAGCTCTTCTAGTTGTAAAATCACCACTATAACTATCTTCATAATTTACATTGTTTAAAATAATAGGAACATCTCTCTTAATATCTAATTCAGGTATAGCATTAACAGTTACCGTATAGTCTGGTTGAAAGAATGGTAAAATTTGTTCTATGATTTGTAATCCACTTTCAGCCGTAGCAGTAAATACATTCAAAGTATAGCTCAGATTGTAAGGAACTGGAGTGTAATTAAAGTTTAATATTTTTCCATCTTTACCTGTCTTAACAGTTTTATACTTCTGCATTCTTGTAAGTTTACGACTTGAATCGTAACTGATACCTGTGATTTCAAAACTCATACGAGGTAATGTAATCGCAAATTCTCTTTTATTTAAATCGGGTTGTTGATCTAATCTTACTAAAAACTTTTCTTTTGGTGCATACGCTAACGGAACTTTAATAGCTTGAGTAACAGTACCAGCAGAGTCTTTTCTTTTAATTTGTATGTTATTGAAGAGCTGACCAAATGCAATGGTCATTCTTCTCATACTTTCGTTATAAAAATATTGTCCAAACATCTAAATATCTATATCTCCAAAAGGGTTACGTTCTGTAAAATCTAATATATCATCAGCTGTAGAAGCGGTATCAAAGCCAGCTTGACTATCTAAATCTAAATTATCAGCATATGTTGATTGTGTTTGTATGCTATAGTCTTCATTAATAAAGTAGTTAACTTCTCCTGAAGCACTATCATTTTCTAATATAACTGCTCCAGTTGCGCCTGTGTTTTCACTTATAGTTACAGTAGGACTTAATCCAAGATAACTTGAACCATCTACAGTAATGTTTATTTTTGTTAATACACCAGAAGTTAAAACACCAGCAGCCGCCGCTGTTACTGCGACACCTGTTCCACTAACTGCAACACTTGTTATAGAAGAAATATCCGTAATTGTAGGAGTAGTTATTGCTGTAATTCTACCATTGGTTAATGACACAGCTGCAGAACTATTTGTTTTAGTTGTAGTATCTGTTGCTACATAAATTAATGTAACAGTTGGTACTAAACTATAACCACGACCTGGGTTACTAATAGTAAATGAGGATAATGTACTACCAGATAAGTTTGCTGATACTACACCATTTATTGTAGCAGATGGTGCTGAAATTGTAATTGTAGGAGCTGTTGTGTATCCTTCTCCACCAGAAATAATTGGAATAGAAGTAACTTGGTCACCGGTAACTACCGGAGAACCTAACACGGCACTAAACGTACCTGATTCCAATGATGTTTGGTATAGTGTTTGATTTAATGAATATTTATCTTCAGCACCGTCAATCGCAGCAATACCTGTATCTAATTTTTCACTAGAGTATTCCCAACGTGTGCATCTTAATTTGTAAACAGGTAAGTTACCTAATTGAAAGAATGGCTCTTGATCTTGTATGAATTGTATCTCAAAAAAACTTTCCATCAGAGGCATATAAATAATATCACCTTCGTTAGGTCTTCCTTCAACTATCATTGTATGAGCACTATCAACTTGATTTTGCCATCTTCTTTTAGATATTATGAAAGTTGTATCTTCTCTTATCTCTAAACCAAATTTATTAATAATCTCTTGTTCGCCAGCGAAACCTTCTGTGGTTTCCATATACATTTCTAGTAAATAGGAATCATCAAATTTAGCAAGAGTGTCCTCTCCTAAAATTAAATCTCGATTAACTAGTGTTCGTGGTAAATAATAACAGTCTTGTCCGTAAATTTTTAAACCTTCAATGATTAAATCTTCGTAAAGTCTTTTCTCATTGCTGTTTCCAATACCTGTTCCACCTTGAAAATAATGATTTGTTGCCATGACATTATCCGATCATAAGAGGTTGTGACATTTCAAATGATTTTCTTATTTCATCTTCTATTTTTTCAATGTCAGTTAATGCTTCTGAAAAAATTTGTTGACCATTTAATGTAACGCCACCTAACATAGCAACTCCATTAAATTTAGATAAGTTTGAACCCCATTGTTTTTTAAACAAAGCAGTTACATATCTTTTTAAAATCATGTCATTATAAACGTCTGTGTAAACATTTGGATCTAATTTTCTATAACACTCTATAACTAAAAACTCACCAACGAGTAAATCTTCTTTCCAATCTTGGTCAATATATAATCTGTTATCGTTTTGATTAAATCTTATAGGTTTTTCTCCTACTAGAATATGATCTAAAAAATCTAAATGCCTCATTACAACATCATAGTTAACAACTGATGTTGAAGAAAAATCGTATAGATCGTTTAATCTCATTTGATATCTAACATCAAATAAGTTCATACTACCTTTTGAGGAGTATGGGAATATGTTAATAACGGAGATAACACTTTCAGGAACTACTATAAAACCATTACCTTCTTGCCAAGCAGATGTAACTGAATTTTTAGTTACTGATTCACTAGTGTTGGCTGTTATTCTATCGTAATCTGTTTGTGTATATTGATACTTTAAGTATGTTCTTCTAATACCATCATAATGATATTGTTGATAAAATTGTAATGCTTCGTCAATTCTATCTTCTAATTGGTCATCTTCTGCGTTAATCTCTATCACAGGTTTCCCAAGTGCCCTTAAAGCGTATTGTTTTAACTGTTCTCTGCTTGCTGGTTCTGCCATAAATTTCCTTAATTGGGATATATCATCTATATTTATACAGGATAAA